GGCGAAGTTAGAGGGCACAGAGGGAGAATGCTTTATTATTCCGGAGAGAGCCTTTGACCTTATCAATAACCTGCCAGACGGCGAAGTAGATATTTCTGTTTCAAATGGCAATACAATGACGATAAGAGCAGACAAAATCAAAAATAAGTATCAGACAATGGATCCAGAGCCATTTCCGGTAGCGGATATTGATGGAGAGGGTAGCGAGTTTACACTTAAAGCGGGACAACTACTGGAATCCGTAAAAAGAGTTTCTTATGCAATTCCTCAACAGGGAGGAAATGCCACTATGTCAACCATGTGTCTGCAGGCTAAGGGTGGACAGCTGAATTTCGTAGGACTTGATGGACATGTCCTTGCGTGGGATAAGATTGATTATGACGGAGAATTCGAGCTGCTTATTCCAAAGAATACAATAGATAAGTTGAAGACACTCGAACTAACCGGAGAGGTAAGAATCAGACATAGTAATGCAATGGCTATATTTGCAACGGAGAATTTTGAAATATGCACAAGGCTTGTACAGGGAGAGTATTACAAATATCAGAATATGTTTAAAGAACTCCCGCTACATACAGTAATATCTCGTAAAGAGCTTCTGAACGCAATGGTACGAGCCAAAATGTGTACTGCTGAAAAATGCCCCGTTAAATTTGAAATAGCAGGGAGTCAGCTTAGTTTAAGCATCAAGGACCAGACAACAGATTACCATGAGACAGTTGATTTACAGGAAGATATTTCAGAGGAATTGACCATAGGATTTGATGCAAGATTGGTAATTGAAACACTTAAAGCATTTGATTGTGACAATGTAGGTATTTCCTTACATAGTCCTAAAATGCCAATGATTATTGAAGCTGAGGATAGCGATTTTAAGACAATCGTTCTCCCTGTGACTTTAAAGTAAGCACCAAGTATCTATTAACAAAATGTTTATGCACTATCTGATTGGTCTCGGATAAGGAATATATCACACAAATGAAAAAGGGCGGTAGGTGCTTCCGCCCGGAAAGGAGAAACAAATGGTGTTCAAAATAATACTTATAATAATTGCGTTTGTTATGCTTTGCGGAATGGTTGCTGATGAAAGCAGATATAACAAGAGAACATATTGTATTGGATTTGTGGCTTGCATTATTGCAAGAGCAATCTTGGAAGGAGGATTATTTTAGTGAGAGGTTATAAGCCGGTTAGCAGATGTAAGGACTGCGGGAAGATATATGATAAGGGCATTCCATATATATGTTCAAAATGTGGGGCAGAAATTGGAAAACCCACACCAACAATTTTACAAATGATGGGATGTGGAGAAGTTACACTTACAGAAAAATGCGAGAAGGTTGTTGCTAAAAAAGGTTTGTTTGGATGGAAGGTTAGAGAACCACAGAATCCCGAGGTTATGCAGGAATGACACCAAAGGAGATGTGTAACAGCTGCACCCATGAAAATTACTGCATGGGTGCATATCACAAAGACCATTGGTGCGGCAATCACACCAGAAAGGATAGAAAATATGAAATGTCCAAGATGCGGAAAAGAAACAGAGTGGTTAAGAGCACTTTCAAGAGTAGACAATAAGACAATGATATGCGATGAGTGCGGAACAAAGGAAGCTTTAGATGCCGCTGGATTAACGGAAGGAAGTTCTATAAGAAAATCCATACTCGCATGCGTTGGCAGAGGTTCTACACCGCAGGAGAGAGCCGAAGCGAAGATTCGGGCTACTGGAAATAAGTGGGCGATGGAGAATTTTAGAGATACGCATAACTAAGAGTGATGGAGGAAGGACAATGGAATTAAAAGAATTTGCGAATTTAATTGATGGAAGACAATATGACTATCGAATGTTTACCAAAGAAGAATTACAGCTTGCCAAAGATAACAGAATTGTAATTGTTACAGGTGCAAGTGATGACCTGGTTGAATTAGAGGGAGCAATAACAGATGAGGGGGATTGCTGGGAAGGTGGCAAAATATATGTTAAGGCTATCCCTAATGGTGGAATAGTACACAACTGTGAGCGTTCGGATGTATTCGGATTTACTGCAAAATGGTGTGAAGAGAAAGATAAGAACGGAAAGATAATATCATGGACATATGATGTTCCAATAGAACATGAAACATTTGTGATTTATGAAGATGATGAACCTTACTGCAGGGGATTTGTATTTAGGGTTTAGCCTAAAATGAAATTTAGGAGGCATATTATGACAAAAGAACAGATTCACGAAGCACTGTGCAAAGCTCCAGATGAAGATAAAATGAGGCTGGCTATAGCTTGTCAGATGAATGGTATTGACGTTCGGGATATAGAGACAGGATTGGCAAATGTGCTTACAGGTGTACAAAAAGCTATAAAACCAGCAATCGAATATTACAGATATTTAGGAGGAAAATAGTATGGCAAATTTTGATGAAGATATTAAGAGAATCACAGATGAAATCCTATCGGATGGAACTGTTGATCAGATTATTAGAGAAAAGGTGACGGATGGAATAGAAAAAGCAATAGATAGTTCATTTAATTATGGAAAGCTTGAAAAGGCGGTCAAAGAAAGAGTTGAGCAGGTTTTAGTTCCGTTTATTGAAAGCTACGACATGAGTGGATACATTGTAAAATTGGACACACTTCTTACGGAAATGGTCAATAAGTCTGTCCTTATTGACAACAAAAATTTGCTGGAAAATTTTAAGTTTATGATGGAAGAACCGCAGGAAACAGATATAAAGATATCTGATTTGTTCAAGGAATATAAGAAGTTTGTTGCCGGTGATATGGAGGTAGAGGGCCGAGAGATTGTGATAGAGGATAATGCTGAATACGAGGCGATGGATGTACATTTTGAATTCGAAGAAGAGGGTGAGAGAAGCTGGAGCTCATTCAAGTATGCAACTATTGACTTTACAGTGGATGATGAAGAACAGCAGGATGAATTAAACAGAACAGTACGTCTTTCGCACTGGACAGGGGATAGAAAAGCCGGATGGGAAATTAGAACAGACACAAATCCTGACATATATTCACTTAGGCACATGAATAAGTTTGATTTGCTTCTTGCGAAACTGCAGAGAGCGGATGCACGAATTATCATAGACGAGACTGCAGACGAGGATTTTGTTTATTCCGATACAAAGCCAGAGCCGACCTATGAATAGCCATGAACGGTCAGCTAACATTTGATAAATTTATGAATATAACAGAGGAAAAGCCATCGGAACATAAGCAAGAGAGAGTTCCGATGGTGGATCCATGTTACTACTGTTTATGCAGGTCGTGCATCAATAATGCAGAGAGCCTTACTGTCAATCCGGAAGAAGTGCCATACGATTGGCACCCGTGTTTCTTTTGCGATATATGCAATAATTTTGATGGAGAAAGTCCCAAAAATATGGAAAGAGAGGAATGCCATGAATATGTGATAGATGATTATCATGCAAGGCAGAATAGGAAAAAATTTAGAATTGTGAGGTAAAGATTATGAGTATAGAACTTAAAACGTGTCCGTTTTGTGGCGGGAGGGCAGTAATGAAGGCTGTCAATAAGAAATACGGGTTCACTATTTGGTGTCAGTGTAGAGAATGCGGTGCGAGAACCGAGGGATATTGTCCTGATATGAACCATGAAGATAATACTATTACCAGTATTGAAGAGTGCAAAGATATGGCTGCAAAGGTATGGAATAACAGGGCAGAAAGTGCAAATGAAACTGCGGAAGGTGGGGAAGTCTCTTGATGGAAAAACATGAGAAAGAAAATGTGTGCATTGACTGCAAACATTATGAAGCCTGTGGAAAACCAGAACGATTTATGAGGTGCTTGGGATATGAGAAAGCAGTAAATGCAGAAAGGAAAGACAATGATAGATGAACTTATGGAAAAGTTGCTGGAAGAGCCAGTAGTAGATAATAATGAAATAGTGTTTACGAGCAGAGCTGTGGAACTGATACACGAAATTTCAGAGAAGTGTAAAGGCATTCAGATCGTAGAGCAAACGAGGGAACAGGCGGAGGAATATGCTAAGGATTTATCCGCAGAGGAAGTGTACTATGATATGCTCCGTAAAATTGTGGATGCTCCAACTACTTTACACATGAAATGCTCAGTAAGAATGCTTGTACCCATTATTGACCGAAAGCTGAAAGAGAGGGGATTGTGATGGATAGAAAGAAAACAACGGAATTTCTTGGAAATCTTCTTGTATCAGATAAATTTGGAGGAATTGGAAAGTATTGGGCGAGTGAAGTCAGTATTGATCCGTGGGCCGCAAAAGGAAAACCTAAAAGAGTTGACTTTATGCAGTTTATTCCTGCTGGACAATGTTCCATATCTGAAATCGAAAAAGGAATATTCGTTTGCTATGAAATAAAAAGCTGTAAGCAGGATGTTTATTCTGGAAATGGATTAAATTTCATTGGAGAAAAGAATTACATAGTAACAACAATGGAATGTTATAAGGATTTGCTGCCAGATATGCGAGATGGGAAGTTTTATAAACATCTGCATGAGGTATCTCCGGATTCATCAGGACACTTCGGAATAATGGTAGCAATTCCTTATATGTCGGAATTAACGGATGAGTTTGAAAACCCGACAGAGTTAGATTTTGAAAAGGGCAGATGGAAGCTGGCTGTTATAAGTAACTGCAGACTTGGTTTGAGGAAGAAGTCTACTACCGAGTTGCTATTTTGTATGCTTAGAAGTGGAAGATAGGAGAATGACTATGGGAATGTATCATAAAAATCATTTGATAGGACCAAAATCAAAGAGATATGCAAAAAGACAGACATCAAGAGGTATGAGAAGAGCTGTGAAGAGAAGCTGCACTGATGAGAGCATTACATTGAGAGGCAAATCAAAAAATTTGTATGGATATGATTCGTGGTTGTTTAGCTAAATGAGAGACGAGAAAAGAGGTGATGATAGACATGAAGATAGTTTGCATTTCGGACTATGCAATACATCATCGAATAGGCAGGAGCGAGCCAACAGGAACTACATACACAACACGATTTGGAAATACCAGACATAAAAATGTGTTTAAGGAATTCTACCAGACCAACATAGGAGAATTTACTCCGGAGAAGTGGTTGGAAGTTACTTTGCAGATAATACAGACACTTATGGAAAATGAACTTCTGGAGGAAATAAAGGAACATGTCGCAGGTCATTGTGTGTGGCTTAAAAATGATAAGGAGATTGAGGAATACTCGGCATCCTGTTTAGCTTCTGGGGCATATATGTACTGGGAAGATTTTAAGGACAAGAGACTACCGGCACATAAGGTATTTATCTTTGAGGGAGGTGATTTCTGATGGCAGTCTGTATGGAATGCGGAAGAAAATTGAGAAGCCAACAAAGCAAGGAAGTAGGATACGGACCGGTATGTTATAAGAGAGTGTTCGGTACCAGTATGCGGATCCGTGATGGAGATTCAAAAACAGGTACTGCTTCAGACGATTTTCCATATTATGAAATACCAGGGCAAATGTCGATTGAGGATTTTATAAAAACAGATGAAAAGTAAAAGGAGAGTGCTTTCGCAACCCTCCCAACAGACAGTTAGATTATATCATAATTCGTTATGAATTTGAAATAAAAAAGAAGGAGGGCGACAGCATGGACAGCCAGTCAACAGAAGAAAGAGCAGAAAAGGTTATAATAGCTCTTACACCAGAACAATTGAAGGATATTTGTGCAAATGCAGCCGAAATTGGAGCAAAGGAAGCATTAAAAACCTATGAGCAGGAAAGAAAAAAGGAGCAGGGAAAACGGGCAGACAGAAGATTGAGGAATACAAAGCTGCTCCTGCGTAATTATCACATGCTCAAAGAACATGCGGAAAACTCAGTTTTCGGGCGAACACAGATGGAGGAATCGGCTTTGGATATCTTGGAATCAATGATGAATCTTTATGACAATGAGGTGATCATTGAAAGCATCAAGAGAAGTGCAACCAGAACGGCTATTATCGTTTCGCATATCGAGACAATGTTTGGCTTGTATGATGCCTATTGTGAAAAATCTCCGAACCAGGATATAGACCGCAGGAGATACGAGGTGGTTTGGGATAAGTACATGGCAGAACCGGTTCTTACTGTAAAAGAGATTGCGGCAAAGCACAATATGTCAAAGGAAAATGTGTATTCCGATTTGAGAGTTGCGGAGGAAAGATTGACCGCTCTTATATTCGGGGTGGACGGATTGAAAGTACGATAAAGCCACCGTCTACAAAATAATTACATTGACATCACAGCTTATAAATGGCAAAATCGTATTTGTAAAATTCTAAATCGAACGTCGGGGAAGTCTGCAGAGTTGTTGCAGGCTTCTTTTTTGATGCAAACTTTCCGAGAAAGGAGAGACGATTGAACAGGAAATGCACCTGCTCCTCCAGAATAATATTGATTGGAGGAAAATAATGAATTACACAATTATGGTGCTGGCTGCTTATGCGGTAATTATGATTGCGGCAACAGTACTTATGACAAACAAAGAGAAAAGCGTCGAAAGGTTTTGTGTTGGAAATAGAAATATAGGATGGTTTATATCTGCATTAAGCATTGCAGCTACATGGATATGGGCTCCTGCACTATTTACATCAACAGAGAATGCTTATACCAAAGGCTTTGCAGGGCTGTTTTGGTTTCTGGTACCTAATGTGCTTTGTCTCATATTCTTTATTCCGTTTGCTAGGAGAATAAGAAAAGAAATGCCGGAAGGAATCACACTGTCTGGATATATGCACCAGAAATATCAATCTGAATCGGTAAAAAATATTTATCTGTTCCAGCTTGGAGCATTATCGGCATTATCTACAGGAGTCCAGTTATTGGCAGGAAGCAAAATATTAAGTATGCTGACAGGCATTCCATTCTGGATCATGACAGTAATCATGGCTGTGATTGCTTATTCGTATTCACAGTTCTCTGGAATAAAGGCTTCTATACTGACAGATTCTATACAGATGGTCTTTATGTTGATTGCAAGCGTTTGCTTTGCAGTTTTCGGCATTAAGAATGGTGGCGGTCTTCAAAATATGTTCGCAGGAATTGGCGGATATACAGGAGAGTGTAGCTCTCTTTTCTCTGCAAAAGGTATAGAGATATTTCTTGGTTTTGGACTCCCTACAACAGTTGGTCTTATCTCAGGACCATTTGGCGACCAATGTTTTTGGCAGAGAGCATTTTGTGTAAAGAAAAATCGAATAGGAAGGGCTTTCTTTGTTGGAGCAATTCTATTTGGCATGGTGCCATTGTCAATGGGGATCCTTGGGTTTGTCGGAGCTGGAATGGGATATACGGCAATTGATACAGGTGTGATTAACTTTGAACTCATTTCAGAATTATTTCCGAGCTGGGCGGTAATCCCATTTTTATTTATGATTGTATCTGGATTATTATCTACGATTGACAGTAATCTGTGTGCAATATCATCCCTCACAACAGACATATTCAAAAAGAATACGCTCGGAAAGACCAAGATTGCCATGGTTGCACTGTTGGTAATAGGAATTATAGTTGCCAATATCCCAGGGCTTACAGTTACGCATTTGTTTTTAATGTATGGCACACTCAGAGCAGCAACGCTTCTCCCAACAATATTTACATTAAAGGGGGTAAAGCTCAAACCAGAAGGTGTTGTTGCTGGCATTGCGACCGCACTGATTATAGGACTTCCTGTATTTGCTTATGGAAATATCACAGGAACTGCAGCTTATAAGACAGCAGGCAGTCTTTTGACGGTTCTGTTATCCGGAACAGTTGCTTTGATTGTAAGCAGAAAGAGGGGTGCAGAGAATGGATAGCGTACTTGGAAGAAAACAGCGAATCAAAAACTCTGACTGGATAGAAATTTTTGACAAAATCGAACAGCTGATAACTAAAAAAGAGTTGGATCAGCTTGTAGATAAGACCATACAGGATATAAAAGCCAAGACGAAAGGAAAGAAAGCTGCCTACGCATGGAGCGGAGGAAAAGATTCCCTTGTGCTTGGAGAAATTTGCCGTCGGGCAGGAATAAGCTCCTGCGTCCTCGTAATCAGCAATTTGGAGTATAAAGCATTTACGCAATGGGTTGAGGATAATAAGCCTCCGGAATTGTCCATTATCAATACAGGACAGGATATTAAGTGGCTTGTTACTCATCCACACATGCTTTTCCCGCAGGATAGCAAATATGCAGCTCAATGGTTCCATATTGTTCAACATAGAGGACAGGCAAAATACTACAAAGAAAACAACCTCGATATGCTCCTTCTTGGAAGACGAAGGGCTGATGGGAATTATGTTGGAAAAGGTGACAATATCTACACCAACAGCCAAGGGGTTACACGATATAGCCCTTTGTCAAATTGGACGCATGAGCAGGTTTTGGCATATATCCATTATTATAATTTGGCTATGCCGCCTATATATGATTGGAAAAATGGCTATCTATGTGGAACGCATCCTTGGCCAGCAAGGCAATGGACAGGAAGTACAGAGAATGCCTGGAGCGAAATCTATGAGATTGACAGCTCCATAGTAATTGAGGCGGCAGAATATTTTGAGAGTGCAAAAGCATTCTTAAAGACAATAAAATAAGTTGCTGACACTTGACAGCATTTGCAGACAAAAGATTGCAAGTGCTGTCTTTTTGCTATTTGCAGATAGCGTATATATCATACGGATTTGTTCCTCCAATCAAAATACAGGAGGAAACAAAGATGGAAATTATCACAATGAAGCTGGTGGACCTCGTGAAGCCAGAAAAGAATGTCAGAATTCATACGGAGCAACAGCTGAAAGAGTTCCAAAGAAGTGTCAAAATGTTCGGACAGATCCGTCCGATTGTTGTTGACGAAAACAATGTAATCTTGGCAGGAAATGGTTTGTATGAAACATTGATTGCCATGGGAAAAGAAACAGCTGATGTTTATAAGTATGACAACCTTACTGAAAATCAGAAAAAGAAGCTGATGATTGCAGACAATAAGATTTTCAGCCTAGGTATTGAAAATCTCGATACACTCAATAGCTTTTTAGAGGACCTGCAGGGCGACCTTGATATCCCGGGCTTTGATGAAGACATATTAAAGCAGATGGTGTCAGAGGCAGAGGATGTTACAGAAAAGCTCTCCGAGTATGGAACTTTGGATGATGAAGAAATCCAGAGCATTAAAGAAAGCGGAGAGAGAAAAGAACAGCAGATTCAAAAAGCGGAGGCGGAGCAGGCAACACCAGCACCGCAGCCGATTGCTCAGCCACAACAGGAAATGCCAGAGGACAGTGAAGATACCACCGAAGTAAAGAAATTTGTTATCTGTCCGAAATGCGGGGAGAAAATATGGCTATAAAGCGGTGTGAATCCAGTATAGATGTTGTAAAGGCCGCCAAAATCCGTATAAGAAATGTATTCCAAAACGGATTGCCGGTGTATATGTCTTTCAGCGGTGGTAAGGACAGCCTTTGTATGGCACAGCTTGTTATGGAGCTTGTGCAGGCAGGGGAAATCAATCCGGCACAGCTTACTGTACAATTTATAGACGAGGAAGCCATTTTCCCTTGCATGGAAGATAAGGTGAAAGAATGGCGAAAGAAATTTATGCTAATTGGAGCAAAGTTTGAGTGGTATTGCTTAGAAGTAAAACACTACAACTGCTTTAATGAGTTGTCCAACGATGAAACTTTTATTTGTTGGGACAGATATAAAAAAGACGTTTGGGTAAGACAGCCGCCATCATTCGCAATCAGAAATCATCCGCTGTTAAGACCTCGTATCGATGCATATCAGGATTTTCTTCCAAGAATATGCAGCGGAGGAATAACAATTACCGGAATCAGGACAGCGGAATCCGTGCAGAGATTGCAAAATATTGCAACTATGCTTAAAGCTGGAAAGACAATGACAAATAAGCACCAGGTCTTTCCAATATACGATTGGACCAATAATGATGTATGGCTTTACCTCCTTCGAGAAAAGGTTGATATACCGGAAATATACCTGTTCTTATGGCAGTCTGGGACACGAAAAGGACAATTAAGAGTATCACAGTTCTTTTCGATTGACACGGCAAAGAGCCTTGTCAAAATGAATGAGTATTATCCGAACCTTATGGAACGGATAGTAAGACGGGAACCTAACGCATATCTCGCAGCCTTATATTGGGATAGTGAGATGTTTGGTAGGAGCACAGCTGCAAGAAAACAAAATGAGAAGGGAATGGCTGAGAAAGATTATAAAGCGGCTCTTTTGGAACTGTTTTCAGATATGAACGGAAATTTCCAAACAAAGCACAAGAGATATGTTGCTGAACGATACAGGAACTTTTTTATGAGTGTTTCTGCTATTGCGGACAATAAGGATTGCAAGGCCATATATGAAGGACTTATTTCTGGTGATCCAAAGCTGCGTTCCTATCGTGCTTTATATCAGAGAATCTATGGTAAATACATTACAGAAGCCAAAAAGAAGGAGGGCATGACAAATGGATAAGAAATTGAGTAGCCCGCTTTCTACTCTCCAATGGGTAGACAGGGATATGGTAAAACCAAACGATTACAACCCAAATAAAGTGTCAAAACAGAATTTGGAATTGCTGAAGCAATCCATATTAACCAATGGATGGACATTACCAATTGTTGTGAGACCGGATTTCACGATTATTGATGGTTTCCACCGATGGACTGTTGCAGGAGAAGAACCTTTGAAGTCAATGCTTGAAGGCAAGGTTCCTGTTGTAATTGTAGAACATAAGGATAAAGCCGGTAATATTTACGGTACTGTAACCCACAACAGGGCAAGAGGTACACATTTGCTTGAACCTATGAAAGCGATTGTTAAAGAGCTTATGGGAGAGGGGAAATCTGTTGAAGAAATCGGTAAGCAGCTTGGCATGAGGCCAGAGGAAATATTCCGATTATCGGACTTCTCCAAAGAAGACTTTTTGAATATGATGATTAAACCAAATCAGGGTTATTCAAAAGCAGAGTTTATAACGAAGATTTAATGTTAAAACAATAAATATTCGTGAGAGTGACACACGGGAGGGCATACACCCTCCCTTTTGTGCGTCCACGATTGCAAAACGAACAGGAGAGAGGTGGTGATATGCCGAGAGCACCGAGCGAGAAAGTAACACAAGCTGAAAAGCTATTCAATGATGGTATGGCAATGGTTGAGATTGCTAAGAAACTGGAAGTTTCAGACGGAACAGTCCGCAGCTGGAAGAACCGGTACGGATGGGGAAAAGCCTCAAAAAAAAACAAGTGCAACGTTGCGAAAAAAAATGAGAAGAAAAATGCAACGTTGCAAAAGAAAAAGAGGGGAGGTCAACCCAAAAATCAGAATGCAAAAGGCGGTTCTGGCAATCCAAACCCAAACCCTCCACCAGACAGAACAAAGCATGGCGGTTATGTTCCTGTATTTATGGATGCGTTGGATTCAGATGAGCAGGAACTTCTTGGGTCTATTCCAGAAGATACAGAGCTTCAACTGATGGAACAGATACAGCTTTTTTCGATTAGAGAGCGAAGAATACTTAAAGCAATCAATAAATACCGCGAACAAAAAGGAGAGGTTGCGGTAATGGATGTGAACCGAAGCGAGTCAAAACGCTCGTTTAAAGACCAAGAGGAAGAGGCAGAGTACGATAGGCGCCAGAAGGAGAAGGTTGATAATAAAGAAATTCTTCCGGGTAAGTCCTATAATATAGCAACACACACAGCCAATAAGGATATGATCATAGCGAGGCTGGAACAGGAACTTTCTACTGTGCAGAGCAAAAAGACAAAGGCTATTGAAGCGTTGTCCAAGTATCGCATAGAAAAGGCAAGGCTTGAAAGTGAAAGTGCTGGCAACGATGCGGTTGATGATTGGATTGCAGCTGTATTGGGAGAGGAAGTGAGCGAAGATGAATAAGAACTCACGGACATTACGAAGAAAATTCTTCCAGAAGAAAATCCCAATATACAGGAAAAATCCGGTGCTATTTGCACAAGAGGTATTACTGTTTGAGCCTGATGATTGGCAAAAACAAGCTTTGATGGATTTGGCGGAAAGCCCAAAGGTTGCAATCAAGTCTGGACAGGGTGTTGGAAAAACAGGTATGGAAGCCGTTGCTCTGCTGTGGTTTTTATGCTGCTATCCCTATCCGAGAATTGTTGCAACAGCTCCTACCAAACAGCAGTTGCACGATGTATTGTGGTCCGAAGTCAGCAAGTGGATGAGCAAGTCTCCTTTGCTCTCAGACATCCTCAAATGGACGAAGACCTATATTTATATGGTTGGCAACGAAAAGCGTTGGTTTGCCGTAGCTAGGACTGCTACAAAGCCAGAGAATATGCAAGGTTTCCACGAGGACAATATGCTGTTTATTGTTGATGAAGCTTCTGGTGTTGCAGATCCTATCATGGAAGCAATACTTGGCACTCTTTCTGGAGCAAACAATAAGCTGCTGATGTGCGGAAACCCTACAAGAACATCTGGAACATTTTACGATGCTTTCAATGTGGATAGGTCGATATACAGGTGCCATACGGTATCGTCTGCAGATAGTAAGAGAACCAACAAGCAGAATATCGAATCTCTCATACGGAAATATGGGAAAGACAGTAATGTTGTTCTTGTCCGTGTGTTCGGAGAATTTCCAAAGCAGGAAGATGATGTGTTTATAGCCCTTTCCATAGTAGAACATTGCTGTATGCTGGATTTGCCAGACGATGTTCCTATTAAGCGAATATCATTCGGTGTGGATGTTGCGAGATATGGCTCGGATGAAACAGTTATTGCTAAGAACGTAGGAGGAAGAATAACGCTTCCTGTATCGTTCAGAGGGCAAAGCCTTATGACGACAGTTGGAAAGATAGTACAGCTCTATAGACAAGCTATAACAGAGTTTCCACGATACAGAGGGAAGATATACATTAACATTGATGATTGCGGCCTTGGTGGCGGGGTTACAGACCGTCTTGAGGAAGTAAAGCAGGAAGAAAAGCTCACACGAATGGTAATTGTTCCGGTTAATGCCGCAGGTAAAGTTCCGGAAGAAACACTTGGTGATGGGAAACAGAAAGCCTGTGATATTTACGACAATATGACAACATATCTTTGGGGCACAGTGAAAGATGCCTTGATGATGGAGGAAGTAAGTCTGGAAAATGACAATGAGCTTGTTGCTCAGTTTACTTGCAGGAAATATAGGCTGACGAGCAGGGGGAAGATGCTGCTTGAAAGCAAAGAGGAAATGAAGAAACGAGGAATTGATTCCCCGGATAGAGCAGATGCGGTTGCACTGTCTTGCTACCAGAAAAAGACATTCAATATCGGAAGTCTCGTAGATTAGGAGGTGAGGAAATGCAGGACAATGAGAAAGAAAGCAGAGCAGATGGATATAAGAATCTGATGAATAAGTATGGTACTCAAGATGATGTGTCAGAGCAGTATCGTTTTGAGAGTGATGATCCTGTAACAGATGTGGAACTCACACTGAACTACGAGGAAAACGGATTGTTCGCTAAGATAATAGATATCCCATCTGATGATGCTGTTAGTAGTGGATTTGAATATGGTGTAAATGATGTTGACCTGGAAACATTTATAAATGATTCACTTGACGAGTTGGACTTTGAGGGTGCAGCTTCTACAGCTATCAAATGGTCGAGACTTTATGGCGGATCGCTTATGGTTATGATTATTGATGATGGCAAACAGATTGATGAACCTGTTGATTGGGATAACATCAGAGGCATTGATGAATTGCTGGTGTTTGAAAGACCACTGATTACACCAGACTACAATAGCATATACAATCATGATCCGAAGACTGGTAAATGGTCCAAATTTGGAAAGCCAGAGTTTTACGACATATCGCCTACGTATGGCAGACAGTTCAGAGTGCACGAGAGCAGATGCCTTCTTTTCAAGAATGGAACACTGCCACAGTCAAGCTCAAGGACGGAGTATCGGTTCTTTGGTATGCCAGAGTACACGAGAATACATAAAGCCTTGCAGGAAACTGTTACATCGCATGGAAATGGAGTTAAACTGCTTGATAGGGCGGTACAGGCAATTTACAAGATGAATGACCTTGCCAATCTTCTGGAAACAGACGAGGGCGAGGATATTGTTCTTAGAAGATTGCGTATAATTGATATGGCAAAAGGCATCATCAATTCTATAGCTATTGATGCGAACGGAGAAGATTACGATTATAAGACTGTGACATTTTCCGGAGTAAAGGATATTATCGATGCGACATGCAATATGCTTTCGGCAGTAACAAACATCCCGCAGACGAAGCTCTTTGGAAGGTCACCAGCCGGCGAAAACTCCACCGGAGAGGGAGATATGGAGAACTATTACTCCTATGTGAATAAGATTCAGAAGTTGAACCTCAAAAGAAATCTTGGAGTGCTGATTGATATTATCTTGATAGCCGGAAAGTATAAAGGCGAGTTCGAGGAAATACCGGATTATACACTGAAATTTAAACCTCTTTGGAATCTAAGTGAAGCGGAACAGGCTGGGGTTGATCAGACGAAGGCGGCAACTGAACTTACAAAGGCACAGACCGCACAGGTTTATGTCGATATGCAGGCTCTTGATGCTTCGGAAGTCAGAAAGCGATTGGCAGAGAACGGAGAATTTACTGTTAATGATATTCTGGATGATGAAGACGATTGGGAGGCTATGGTAGATGATGCTCCGGTTAATGCCAATGAATCAGCCGAAACATCGAATACAGCATTGTCTGCAGAAACAAAAGCACCAAAGGAGCAGGAAGAAACTGAAACTGATTCAGCAACGGATACAACTATTCCTACCGGATGCGGTGTCATTGTTGTGAAAGATGGGAAAGTGCTTGTTGGCACAAGGAAAGACAATGGACTTGTGTGTGGACCTGGAGGACATATTGAAATAGGGGAAACACCGGAAGATGCGGCTATAAGAGAAACAAGGGAAGAATTTGGCATCAATATAGCAAATATAATTCCAGTAACTTTGATTTCTGGTATGTCCGAACAATATTGTCCTTCGCAGGTTTTTCTATGCACAGAGTATTATGGAAATCCAATATGCTTTAATACAGAGATGGAAGATGCCCGTTTTGAAGATGTAGGAAGTGTTCTTGACATGGACTTATTCCTTCCGTTTAGACTTTCACTTGAGGACTTTCTAAGGCAACTGGATGAAATTCGGTTGACAGCTGAGGTAAGTCAAAGTAATATGGAAGCAGATGGAGGTCCTGGCTCCGGAAGATACCCAAAGGGTAGCGGAAAAAAGAATGAAAAGAGCGGCTCTAAGAAAAAGAAATCCCAGTCCTTGCCAATGACTGCAAAGGAAAAGGCGAAGGTGACGCATGATATAAATAATGTGTATCACGCAAAGTATAAGGGTAAGTCGAGCTGCTATATAAGGACGCATTCAAATGAGCCAGATAGCCCAGCTTATGTATATCGATTCAGAAACCATGGCTTTGATGATTACGAAATATACATGAAGGAATCCACAGATTAAGGAGGTTGTCCTATGAAAGAACAGTTATTAGCTGAATTGAAGGAATTGACTGAAAATGTCTCAGACACATACGATGACTTTGTGTATGGAATAAACTGTACAATGAAAAAGCAGGATGAAGAGGACATTCAAAGTGTCATTGATTTCATCAAAGAGAATCCAGAGAGAACATCATCCGATATTATTGAGTATTTGGATGAACTTGGAATATAAGATACGAGCCTTGCTGAGCGTGAGGCTCTTTTCTTTTGCCCTGTAGTGCCGCTAATTGTGGCATTATGGAGCTTTTTTAGTGTCAACAGTCAAATAGACGATTATAAGCTAATTTCCGAATAAGAGGCAATGAGAGAAGGTGAGAGTTTGGATGAAAGATTGAGAAAAGAACTGTTGCGGTCTGAATTAAAAGAGCGGAATAAGGGGAAAAAGATTATCCGATGCAAATACAGACCCAAGTATCCTGACAGTGCAGAAAGAGAGTATGTAAGATTGATAAATGCCTATATGACCATTGAGAAAGAAGTGCTTATGAAGTATATACCAGAGATTAAGCAAATACTCAATGATGGTACACAGCTGCATACTGATTCCAAGAAAGATAACGAGAAGAAACGCAGGACAGCTCGGTTTTCAGCTTTGGATAATACAATAGTCCGCCTTACAATTCTTTTTAAGACTATTCAGAGAGAGCTTGATAGTGCCTTTGGACTTTATGATTTGAAAAGGCAGATAAATAGAATTGCCAACCTTGATCACAAACTCACAGTTCGGGAATGGAAAAAAGCAGTAAGTAAGACATTAGGTATTGATTTGCTTGATGACTATTATTCTGGAGAATATTACGCACAGATGCTGGAAAAGTGGGTGTCTGACAATGTGGACTTAATAAAGACGGTTCCTAATCAATCTCTTGAGCGAATGAAGGAACTGGTTTATGAAAGCTATATGAAAGGCTCAACCACAACGAATATCGTAAGAGAAATTCAGCGCCAATATGGAATGAGTAAGCGTCATGCAAAACTAATAGCCAGAGACCAGACAGCGAAGCTTAATGCTGATATTACGGAGAGCCAACAGAGAGATGCTGGTGTGTCAAAGTATGAATGGTCTGGAGTAATGGATAGACGAGAGCGGAAAAGCCATAGAGAGCTGGAAGGAAAGATAATCAGCTGGGACAATCCGCCAGATGTAGGAAATGGCAGAAAATGCCATCCTGGACAGGATTATCAATGCCGGTGTTGTGCAATTCCGGTGTTTGATATAGATAATCTGGATTTGCCAGTTTGAAAGGAAGTGGTTGCATTGAAAAAGTGACAGAAAGCAGGAGGTGCAGAAAGTGAAGCTGAAACGAATTGACAGCATTTCCATGGATCAGACTTATTACACAGAAGAAGGCTATCTTGTAGATCACCCAATTGTGACTACATGTGGCATATTTGAGTATAAGAATGACGATGGAAGCACACGGAGGGAACTCCGATTGCCTGAGAATGTCTTTGACAAGAAATCGTTGGAGAGTTACAAGGGCAAACCAATCATCATTACACATGATGCTGGAGAAGTGGATAAGGAGAATGTCCGCAGAGAGCAGATAGGTACAATTATGAGTGAAGGATACAGGGATGGAGATAGCGTTCGCTGTGAGATTATTATTCATGATACAAATGCTTTGAAAAGTTGCGGATTGAAAGAGTTATCCCTTGGATACAGCCTTGATACTGATGATACTCCGGGAGTATATCACGGAGAGAAATACGATTGTATTCAGAAAAATATCGAAATCAATCATCTTGCACTTGTCGGAGAAGCAAGAGCGGGAGAAACTGCTCGCTTGAATATCGATGGCAAGGATGATGATACACAAATCTTAAAAGGAGGCAAAGTAATTATGTACAAACCTAATTCAAAAGGCCGCAGAGCTGATGAGGGCGAAGAGCTTACACCAGAAGAGATGGAAGCTGCTATTGCTTTATTCAAGGCTCAGAAAGTCGCAAATCAGGCAACTGG